GATAAGAATGTTAGTAATGCTTGTCTCATCTCATTCTCACTCTGTTAGTAAATGTTGGTGATTTCTCAGTAGTTTCAACTGTGCCATCAGCATCAAAGTCATACCAGTCACCACTTTCAATAACTTCTTTGAATAATTTATTGTAAGCGTCAACATAAAACTTGATTTTAACTACTTCAGCACTTGTTTCGTTGCCAAAGTCTGCCACTTTTGGTAGCAGATACTCAGCCAATGCGAAATAAATGTTTAAGTCAGTAAATTCTTGTAGTTTGCCTTTGATGTTATTAGGATTGACATCAGGTAACAATCTTAAATCATCTTTAAGATTGATATTTCTGAGAAACTGATACTCTTTCCACCAATCAGTATTTTTTACTTGTGATAAAATACGCTGACTTGCCTGTGCTAACAATGGATTAACCACTTGCTCAGTCATACCTTCATTTGCTTCAAAGAATCTTGTGTCTCTGGCAGAGACATCCGCATAAACGGCAAAACTTTGGAAAGTTTGATTATTGTAATAAAATGTCATCTGCTAAATTCCTTAATTAAACAATGCTTGAGTCAGCAACAATACCTACACCATAAGCATTGTATAAAACACCTTTGCCATATACTGCTGTAGCAACCAACTCGTCAGCACGAAGACTTGCGTCACGCTGTGATTCAAGTTTGATGTCTTGTAACATAGCCATACCTAAAGCATCTCTGTGGAATACAGCACCAACATAGTCACCAGTTGTGCCATTGTTCAATACATTAGCAGTGATATAGATTGGAACACCCATAAATCTGCCAACCATACCATTCAACATTGCTTCATTTTGTAAAACACCTGAGGCAGGGTTAGTAAATGTGTTTGTCAATGTAGCAACGAAATCGTAGGCGACATCAGGGTTTAGAACAACAGCAACATCTGTCATTGGGATGCCTTGTCCACGCAACTTCATAATCGCTTGTGCGACTAAAGCAGGTGTTACACGAACATCAGTTGTTCCACCAACAGTAGTAGTGAAACTACCAAACAAGCCAGTTAAGTCTCTGTCCATTTTGGTAGCAATTGCTGTTCCAAACAAACTACCAACATCAGCAATAACATTTGCTGAACTTACATTGCGAGCCAAGTCAGTAACAGTAGTCATTACGCCTACTTCACCAACTATTAAGTCAGCACCCAATGTTGTGATTGCTTGTGGTAGCAAGTCTGTGTTCTCAGCAACATTATCTGCTACTTGAGCAGGATAAATTGGAACTGTGATTTTTTTACCACTACCTGCTGGTAGGGTATAGTTACGCACTAAGCCACGCATTAAACTGCGTTCCTGTGCTACGAAAAGTGCTTCAGCAACGATGGCTGGCATCAATGTTGTTAAAAGCGTTGAGGAAGTTGTATTAGCCATTTAAGGACTCCTGTAAAATTATTTAATACCTTGTGCTCGTCTATATTCTTTATAGATAGCACGATGTTCAGCGTTGTTCATATCAAGTTTACTGATATCAACTGTTTGAGTTCTGTTAGTCAAACTACTTTTAGTAGCAGTTGTTGAAGGACTTGCGGAAATAAAATGTGGGTTCTGTGTCAAAAATTCACTGACATAAGAATCAACGGATAATGGTTTGCCGTTGTCAGCATACCTAACTTTACCTTCTTTATCTATTACTTCAGGTTCACCATCTTGATTTAGCCTGACATTATTTCGCACCAACGCCTGAACTTGTTCAGGTGCTACAGCACGATGTCTTGCGGCACTATCTAAGATAGGACTATTGAGTTTGAATTCTTCAATAACTCTATCACGCTTACTAATCTCAGCATCTTTCTTAGATGCTAACTCTTGTAAAACTTTTTCAAACTCACCCTTTTTAAGTTGTGCGTCTTGTTGTTGCTTTCTATGACTGTCTACGATTGCTCGCAGTTCGTCAGCATCACCCAAGTCTTCATATTTACTGCTAATCTTTTTGGTAATACTACCTTTAGTTCTGGCAAGTAAATCATCAACTTCTCGTTGAGTATAAGTCTTTGTAGTTTCTTCAGCCTGATTATTTGTTTGTTCAGTGGTATCAGTAACCTCTGTGTTAGCCAATGAATTGTCTGTCATCGTAGCATCGCCTCTTTATGAGTAGTTGGCAAGTAATCTTGCCATTGATATATTTATATACAATTATTCTTCTTCTTCCATTAATGTTTCATCCGCACTGGGAATACCCTGTAACTCAGCCTGTTGTTCACCTAATTCGTGTTCAGGTGCTTCAACATCAATAGTCATCATAATCTCAGTTTCAATCCAAGTTTTGTATTGTGGATTTTGAACTGCTGATAAAGCAGTTGTTAACTGTGTTAAAGTATTCTCAGCATTCTTTAACGCAAAGTTACTTGGATAGTCAATTTCACCATCCCAAGTTGTGTTCAAATAAGTAGCAACTTCTTGCCATATTTGTTCTTCACCTAATTCCAAATTGTCAGCAATGCTTGATAGTCTTGCGTTCAGCAGTTGAAATTCAGTCTCAATGGCAATGCCACTCATATTGTTTGATTGTGTGCTTCTTACAGCACCTACATTACCCATTGTGTCAATCATTTGTTTTCTTGCCGCAATGCTTGCGTAGATTTTATCAATCTGTCCACCTTGAAACTGAAGCACATAAGGTTTTAAGTTGCTGTCAAGATTTTCAGGCATCGTAATAACCTGCCCTGCTGACGCACCTTGAACATTAGTCTCACTTGTGGCAACCAATGACGGATGAGTATCAAGCCTGATTGAATCGTAGACTTCAGCAAGTTCATTGTAAATCATTCGCTGTTGTTCCGCAATATCCGTAATTAAACTGTTGCCTAATCCACGAACCAAACTTCTTTCAGCGTAGACGCAGATAAAAGGCAGTCTGCCTAATTCATTGACATCAACAACAATATCACTGGCAACTTTCTTTGTGACATTGATAGTAGTTGTGGTAATTGTCTCTGGTGTCCATTCAACAACTTTGCTGAATGTATCATTGATTTCTTCTACCAACTTAATGTAACTCAGCGAATAACCACCATTGGGTTGTTGTGTCCAAGTCCAATCTGTAACAGTAAGTGGGCTGTGTAAACTCAGGTAAGGACGAACATTCATTGCTTGTTCATCTGCTCTGGTAACTGCTGTTGTCTTAGGCTTTGCCACACACACCCAACAATGTCCCATAACACTGGCAAATGTTGCCACATCTTTCATAAACGCTGTTAAACTTCTGCCATCTAAGTCAGCGTCTTCTAAGATATCTACAACAGTAAAATCATTTTCTAAACTGCCAAAGTCTCTTTCAGCATCTTCTCTAAACAAGAAACTCATATACAGTGAAATTAAACTGCGACACTGATTGTCAAGTGGGGTGTTCTTTAATCTCAGTGCGTATTCTTTGTCAGTTTCCAAGTTGTATCGTTGTAGGTATTGTCCCTGACGATAGTCTTCTCCACCTGTCCACGAATCCAACAAGAATTGCCAAGTCTCCTTGTTTCTTGTATAAAGGTAATTGGCTGATACAGCATTTGTATAAGCCTGTGATAATGTTTGTTCACTCATTGTGACTCCAATATGTTAGTTAGTATTTAGGCTAATCTGTGCCCAAAGCGTTCTGGTAATCTTTGTTCAACATCTTTGCGAACAGGGAATAAAAATTCTATAGGGTAAGTCAATGCGTCAAACATATGTGAATAGTCTACGCTTCCTCCCTTTTCAGGTATTTGTGTATCAGGCTTATAAGCATACTGACGCAAACTCTTAATGGTATGCTTACACTGAGCATCAATGTGAAAGCGAGTAGTAGCATCATCACGCAGATGAAATAAACTGTTAGCACTATTGATTCTATCTTTGACTTGACTATGTTGCTTATGGTAACGAACTTGAAAGCCAGCGTTCTCAAGTATCTTAATATCTGTGTTACCATTAGCACTGGTGCGTCTTTGAACTCCACTGCTGTCTGGGAATATTGTAATAGGATTTTTTGGATAACGATTGCGTAACTCCTCTACCAATTCATTTGTGTTACTACCTTGTATGACAATCTCGTCAATACAATGTAAGCCTTCTTTAGTTCTTCTAAACACGCAACTTGACATTGGGTTAATATTGAAATCACAGCCAACAATAAGTTGTTCAGTTGTATTTACTGGTTCAGCATTTAAGATATTGTGTTCACCAAATGCGTATGCGATAATTCCACTATAAGATTCAAATGTTGCTTCATACTCTTGCCTGAATGTTCTTGCGTCTAAGTCTTGTCTGGCTTGTATAACTTCGTCTTCTGGCACATTGCCACCTTGTAGTGTAGTAAACTGAAAACTCATCCAGTTATTC